AAACCTGGCAGACTGCCAGTTGAAACTACAGAGTGTGCTACAGAAATCGTTAGGTGCTACAGATATAGGTGTGTTCTGAGTAAGATATGTGCTTGTTAATCCACCACCCGCATAGTTCTGTCCAGATCCTTGCCACCAGTTAGTTGATTCTCTACCTCTTGCAATCTGTACATATGCAGCAGATGCAGGAGCTTGTGATGTATTAACGTAAGTTTGTATAGCAGAACCAGAATATCCTGTTGGTTTGAACCAGTAGTCTCCGTCGACAGGATTAGTTCCTAACCATGTTGTGATATCTGTTATTGGATCTGCAGCAGTCAATCCTTGAACTCCACCACCCGCTACTTTCACCCATGCACCATCAACATATGCTTCTAATTGCTTCTCTGATGAGTTGACACCAATAAGTCCCTCAACACCTGTAGGTCTGGTTGAGTTTGTCCATACTGGAAGCTTTATAGTTCCTTCTACTTGTAGACGATGACCAAGAGGTATTCGCACTTGGTTAGAGTAAGTGCTGAAACCTTGAACATCATGTACGCTTAGTGTGCTCATTGTCTAATAGTTTCCTTCCATGTTATTTATGTCTTAAAAAAATGTACTATTTTCAGTACGTGCAGCACGTCTAATGATCTCTGCTGTTTTGTTTATAAGATCAATACCTGTCTGCCTCTGTTGTTGCATATGCAGCATAACTTTGTCTGTCTTATCTTCTCTTACTAATCCTTCGACGTAATCGTCTAAATGTTTTGCAAGCATGCTTTTTAAAAATTCTGCTTCTTGCTTACTTACTGACATGTGATGTTGTGTCATGTGTGTTAATTGAAATCTACAATCAATTCAAGTATATCTCGGTTCCGTCAATATCAACGATACCAGATGCATCTATATCAATGTCGCCACCGACATTTAATCTATATGTTGCATTATCAGGTTCGTCAAACATGCCAGGAAATCCTCCTCCCTTGATGCATGATTGACTTGCACCATCAACCCTCATTCTTAACTTACCAATAACTTTGCTAAGATGATTACCGAACGTATATTCGTATCTACATCCTGATGCTCTTGATCGGATGTCTCCGTTACTGACAACAGAATATGCTGCTGATGATTTTAATATCTTGACTTCATAATTACCTCTTACGTTCTCTTTTACAGAACCGCCTTCACTCAAATCATTTTCCAAGAACACTGTCTTGTTTGTGTAGGCATTGGATTGTAACTTCATTTCATTCTTAGCTTGTATTGCTAAGTTCTCATCTGATTGGATAGTTGCTACACCACCCACTTGCATTTGATAATTACCATTTACTCGATCAAATCTGTCACCCTCGACCTCACTATGCATGTCACCCTCAACATAAAGGTTAACATCACCAACAATATGTAATGCCATCCTGTCATTGTTGACGTCTTTACCGACTCTTATAACAAGATTATGGTCTGATAAGATATATGTATCATTATAAGAAACTAGGTTGTTGTTATTTTTCTCATCTATATTAAGAAAATTACCATTTGCATTGAGCAAACGTATGTATTCTCCACCATCGGTATTGTTCATCTCGAACACATGACCCGCAGATGTTGCTTGTACCCAGTTATATGGATATTTTATTTTGACGTCAGGTGATTCGTTTGGATCATTGGTACCACCTGTAAAAAGATTGATTGCCATTAGTAACCTCCATAACCTCCCTGCTGTGGTGGATTATTTTGTGCGGGTGGTGTTGATGGTGGAGTTTGTTGAGTTTGCTGTTGCTGTGTCTGTTGCGTTGGTTGCGTTGGTTGATTAACTGGTGTAGATACAGGATCAGCGACAGTCGGTGTTGTTGTTACGGTGTCAGAAGAGGTGTCATCTGTGGTAGAAGTGTCCGAACCATCTACTAAATTAAATCCTGTATCTGTCAAACCAGCTTCCTCTTCTTCTATAGTAGATTTTATCATAGGATGACCCACACAGTCAACGTATTGTTTGAGTGGCAAGATATTATTCTCCTTAATCTCTCTAGGACCTGAGTATGTATATACCACACTTAGTAATCCACCAGTTCCTGTTCCATTCTCTGCCTTGTCTTCCACGATAGGTTTAACAAAACCTAATACAGGTTCTGTTACAGTTGCCTTTATAAGTCTTCCCTTAGAATCTGTTGTTGCAGATCCAATTTGTCTCTTTTTAGATCCTGTACCTATTGTAATTATTGGATTGACATAGTTAGTTCCAACGTTGATAATCTCTATATCATCAAGTTTAGGAATTACATCACCACACTTAGCATATATTGCTGTAGCATCTGGAGGTATTACAAGTGTTGGGAACTTACGATTAAAGTTTAATGTGAATTGATGTCCAGATTTTGTCTGTAAATCTAATCCCACAGTCAGTCTAGGATTGAATGATGGATCTATGGTTGCTATTAATATATGATCTTCATCATAATCTGTGTCAACAACTTGTAATACGTCAGTGTTACCAAAACTTATTTGTTCTAGATATTCACCATCATTTACATGATCCTGCAATCCTATCTTATTAACTAATACACCATACTGCTCATTAGGGCAATATGTACTAGCAGGATCAAATCCATATCCCACGCCAGGTTTTGTAACTGCAATAGAATCTACCTTTCCATTTACAATGTTTGGTTTGAACTCTGCACCACTACCCTCTGGTTCGTTACATGTAAATTGTGCTCTAACTGATGCTTCTCTATTGACGTTTGTACCTTTCTTTCTCATCAATACACCAAGAATCTGTCCTATATCGTCAACTATAGGTAATGCTTTAATAGGACTTGTTGATTTTAGATTATCCCATACCATTTCTGGGAAGCATGGTTTCTTATTCAAGATGCTGTTGTTACAATTGACTGCAGCACTTGAGATATTACCAGAAGAGTCATAGAAATTAAGACCTTCAAACTTCTCTAGAGGTCCTCGTGTATCAAAGTTCTTCTCTGATATACCAGTAGCACGACCAGCTGCACTATCAAGATCAACCAATGAACCTGTAGAAGTATCAAATACTTTTTTGACTCCATTACGATCAACAGCAGGAACAAAACCTTTGATAGGATTACCATTACCTACAATTGATACAGAATTAGGAGGTTTGACTTTGTACTGACTTGCTGCTTTTGCTGATTTTTCATTACCTTTTGCCTTCGCACCAAGACCAGTCTCAAATACAGATGCACCAATAGCACATGATAGTTCGCCATCGCAAAATAGATCTATGAAATCTAATACTTTGTTAAGTAAGTTTTGTATCTTATCTCTTGCACCTTTGATAGAACCAGTAACACCTTTCAACATATCCAATGCACTCTGTATCATGTCCATCAACTTCTTCATAATTTCACCGAGGAAGTTTTGAACTAGACATAATGCAGTATCTAATACATTTTCTAAAAGATCACTAAGCATACCTTTGATAAAATCACCCAATTCATCTATCATTTGTTTGAACAAACATGATACAAGATCACCAACATCTTTAAGTTGTTTTCTAACTGCAGTATCTAACTCTGGATCTGGTATACCGATCTCTTCAAGACCTTCCTTTACAAGTTTATTGACATCTTCCATGACAACACCCTTGATATTGGCAGTCAGTCCTGTAAGTTTTTTCTGTATGCGTTGTTGTGTTAGGTTAATTTCATATTCTAGATCAACAACTTTACCAGTCTGTTTGTCAATAAATTCATCTATATCATTCTTCTCTATGCCACGAGCAAACTTCATAAACTCTGCCATAGGACCTTCGAGTTTTGTAGCAGTCTCTGATCCACACTTACCGTTACCAACTTGAACTGTTACTTTTTGTTTTTCTGTTGCTGCCTTTTGCTTTTCACTTTCAGTCTTTGCTGGACCACGTTCATTTTTAGTATCCTCTGTTCCTTCTTCATTCTTATGTCCTTCATTGTTCGTAGCTTTTTCATCTACACCTGTTTCTTCATTAGTTTGAACTGTACTACCAGTATTAGCTGCAGAACTACCATCACCATTATGATCTGGAAACTTATAGTTTGGTGTTGCTAACTGTGCAAATCCTTCTTCCTTACCTCCTGCTACACCATAACTACTAGTTGGGTTCTCGTCACTGATTGACCCCATAACAATAGGAATCTGTGCAGATGAACCATCCATAAAGAAACCAACAACCCAACTGTTAAGTTGTAATTGGTGCACTGATCCAATACCAGAACGTTGTGAATATATGGGTGGCATCAATACCTGTGCCCATGGTAAATCTCTTGTGGGTAATTCTTTTCTGTTTGGATTATGATATCCTATGATCCTAACTTTTACTTTATTAGTCCAGTCCCAGTCACCATAGTCAAAGTCACCATTGCCATCTTCTAACTCAGCATTCCAAAATTTTGCACCATCATTCTCTACCTGTCCAATCCACCAGTTAAATCCTTCTCTACCTATAAAATTAGCTATATTCATGAGTCCACTTCCTCTCCATCCGAGTCAGTAAATAGTGTGAGTCTAGAGGTCATTTTATCTTCACTACTCTTAAATGTTCTTTCAACTCTACCAATAACATATTTACCAGAAACTGCATAGTCTTGCTCTCTATCACTAGTTCCTTTATATACATCTAATTGCACGACTTCACCTATCTCTAACGAATAATCTGCTACAAAATCAACGATCACTTTTTTACTATAAAATAATTTTTCCCTTAAACTGGATTGTGAAAGTTGTTTTGTGAATCCTTGTGTATATGTACCCTCAGTAAATAATGCAGAGTCTGATACCTTAGACATGATTCTAGTGTATGTTGCGTTAGTATCAAATCCCTGATAAAACTCTGGTGTTATACGAGAGTTCATTACGCTAACATCTTGATAATATTTATTGATGTTAAATGGGTGTTGCTCAAACTTCATATCTTTTAAATCCAATGTCATTACATTACTTGAATATGATCCTAAATTTAAACCACTTAATAAATCAACAGACGATTCTACAGTTAACGAATCAAGTGGAAGAATTCCTGTGTCCTCTTCATCTTCCATTTCGTCTGGGTCATGTCCAACAACCATTCTTATTACAGGTTCTTTAGATGAAAATTTATCATATGATTCAAAGTTATATCCAGATCTTGTTTGATAAAAAGCATATCCTGCAGTTGCTGCAGAACCACTACCTTTAGATTCTGGTATTGCTTTTGCTGCTAACCATCTAATCGCAGTAAATGGATTCCAATATGGTGATACAAATGAGAAACTATTAACACAGGGTTCAAAATTCAGTAATCTTTCTGAATTTACTCCCATCAAGTCAGTTAGTATCTCATCTTTTACAATGTCATGTATTTTTATACCCATACCCTTACCGAATCTTCTTGATACTTTATTAGCAGCATTATTTAAAAAATCTGGAGTACATAACATCAATACTGCTGATGATTTTCCACCAACATTTCTTCTATCTTGTATGTCATAAACAACAAACTCTCCACCAAGTTCAGTTTTATTTTCACTATCTGCTATGCGAATGAATACAGGTTCCATGCCTTGTAGATCTGATAAAAAACCAGTCTCACTATCAGTTACCTGTACCTCCATGGTTATGGAAGCTTGTCTAATGTCTTCAGTATATTTGACATACAATACCTGATTCACTCCAATGGGAGGATAATCCGCAATGAAGAAATTTACTAGTTGGAAATTAGATTGAGTATTGACTGACATTAGAATTGAGACGTTGTGTTATAGAGATCAATATACTTTGATTTTCTAATTGATGGTTGAGCAAGTGCACCACCCTCCTGTTGCATTGGAGGTGGACTTTTTTGAGCAGCTGCAACATCACCTGTTCCTGCAGCAAGTGCAATATCTTTCTGAGTCTTAGCATCAGCACTATCTCTGTTTTCTTGTATTGTCTTATCAGTAAGTTCTGTTAAGTTTGTAGTTTGCTCTTTGTTGAATACTCTCTTCATTATAGGATTATTCTTCATCATGAATTTTGCCATCATACCAACAGGTGTCATGCCAAATGCCTTACCAGCTATACCTTTTAGATTCTTGAACGTCTTGCTATTTGCAATGTTTTTGACACCTTTGAACAATTTATTTCCTGCATTGAACGCCATACCCATAGGCGTTAGGTTGAACAGTTTCCTAGCAAGACTCTTACGTTTTTTGATAGGTTGCATTGCTCTAGTACCCTTGCCACCATCACCAAGTCCTATGCCATCAGCAGTTCCTGTGTATGGTGCACGTCTTCCTTCTGTAGGATCTCCAACCATAGCACCGCCAGGACTTTGAACTATGGCACCACCTGTGTCTTCTCCACCTTCTTCTCCACCACCACCGCCAACTTTACCTCTAACAAAGTTAATCGCTTTGGCAAGGAGACCACCTATAACTGATCCACCTTTCTCTTCTTTATTATCATTATCTTCTTCATCATTAGCAACCTCAGCACTAGCAGCACCTAACTTAAATGCATTAGATATCTTAGATATATTTCTGTTCAATATCTTAGATGCTTCCTTACTTGGTGCAGGAATTTTCTCTAGTAAGTCTGTCATTGCAACAGCAGCAGACTTAGCAGGAAGTGCTAGGGCATCCATAAATGCCTTCTTCATCTTAGGATCTATGTCAAATTCATCTTCTAAATCTTTCTTTACTTTGTTTTTGACTTGATCTTCACCTATCCCTGCATCTTCTAATTTGTCAACCTTTGATATATCTCCTGCCTCTGGTAAGTCAGGGTCAATACCCTGTGCTCTCATCTCTCTACGTTCTTTAAACTGTCTTATTCTTTCTTCTTTAGACAAGTACTCTCCAGTCTTGGGATCTACACCCATTGCTGCTACTGGATCTGGTACAAGATTTTGTTTTGGTTCTGGTTTTGGTGCTACACTAGATCTACCTGTTGAAGTGTCTGCTTCACCTTTACCACCTTTAGCAACTGGACTCTTCTTACCAATTCCTTTAGCAACTTTTGCTCTATCTTTTATAAAATCGCGTAGTCCTTTGCCTACATTTGTTAGACCTTTACCCGCTTTACCTATTCCTTTTTTAATTCCTTTACCAGTTGCAGACGCAGCATCTTTGATACCTTTGCCAGTTGCATCTGCTGCTGACTTTAAACCTTTGCCAGTTGCATCTAGTGCAGCTTTACCAGCTGCTTGTGCAGCTTTACCTGCTTTATCACCAAGCAACTGTGCGTTCTTGCCTATGGACTTGCCTATACCCTTAGCAATTTTCTTAGCACCATCTGCTAAGT